TGTCTATTTTTGTAAAATATGTATACATTGCCATAATATATAAATTATAGCATCCAGCGATCCATAACGGACTTGAACCGTCGACCTCTACCGTGACAGGGTAGCGCTCTAACCAACTGAGCTAATGGACCATGGAGCCCCATAACAGACTCGAACTGTTGACCTGCCGCTTACAAGGCGGCTGCTCTACCACTGAGCTAACAGGGCTTGGCTGGACATCCAGGACTCGAACCTGGGACCTAGAAGTTAACAGCTTCCCGCTCTGCCGACTGAGCTAATGTCCAATGTGGTTAGCCTCCCTTAGAGTACCAACCAGAACCCTTTAATTCAATTCCAAAAGTCCTATATATTTTTTTCATAATTTTATTACATTTTTGACAATTTGGAATTACCTCTGGGTCTAATATTGATCTTTGAATTTCAATAATTTCTTCAGAACACTCACATTGATATTCATATGTTGGCATTATCTACCTACGTGTGTTGGCCAATAGTATTTACACCCTTCACAACATGGATCATTAAGAATATCATCATATGCTGACTGAAACATTGCATACTCATAAGAATCTTTTAAATAAAGATTTGCTTGATGTGTAGTTGTAATTCTAGAAAGTATTGTTTTATCTTTCATCCAAAATGGTCTGCTATTTACTGATATATCATTAAAGTGTTGATAGCAAATATCATCTATGGCTTCCATATTCTTATCATATTTAATTCCACGAACTTTACATTCTTGTGCTATTGCAAATAAATATCTATGTAATATGCCTTCAGATCCAGCCCACATTTTAGTTGCTGGATGATTACGCCAGCCTTTGCTAATACCAGCTAAAGCAGACAAAATTTGTCTGCCTTCTAATAATTGTTTATTTAATCTTTTTGAATCTAATACGCTGGCGACTTCATGAAAATCGTCATACGGTAAAAAAGTTTGCACCGCAGTTCCTATCTACTCGTTTTCTTCTTGTACTTCCTTCTTATTAATTCTATCACGTTGATCAATGATTGTAAAGGCCCAATCGCCTAATTTATTTGAGTGTTGGGCATAATGATGCCCACAAAAATATAATTCTCCCTCTAAGCCCTTACAATAAACATATGCTTGGGCACCACAAGAATCACATCTATCACTAACGCTTAAATCAATGTCAGTACTATCAGTGTTTTTATCTAATTGGAGCAAAACTACCTGCCCAAAACTTGCCATTTTCGTCTGGTCTAACAGACGCATTTGGCTCTTCAAGTCTCATGTCAGCAAGTGCTGCTTCTGCTGCTGCACGATCTGGATAGCATAAAACACTTGTTCCACTAATTTCAACGAGTGCTACGCCTTCACATTTAGGATGATTCATTCTTATTTCAAATCTATCGTCAGCAGACTTTTTAGTATCTTTTGGAATACAATTAGGGACACGCTTTCCATCTTTTTCTTTCCATCCAGCCATTTCATAGCCATCCCAACAAGGTCCTTGTGCCTTTTCTACATCAGAATCTGGACAGCAATTTTTAATAATTGCTGAATCTTCTGCATAGTATTCATATTTCTTAGATGACTCTGAAGCATAAATAGCTGCTTGCTGTGCTCTAGCCTGTGCTCTTGTCTTATGACATCCATGCACCTTGCCTGTATCCCCAACTACTGGATATCCAGAGCATCCGTGTGTGCCTCTAGCACCAACTGTGTATCTTCCTTTTGGCATATAAACCTCCGTGTATGTATTTATTATACGCTACTATAAATTGATAGTCAAAGCGCCCCTGGAAGGAATCGAACCTCCGACGCAGGCCTTAGAAGAGCCTCGCTCTATCCTCTGAGCTACAAGGGCGTAGCCAAAGTGGGATTCGAACCCACACTTGGAGAATTTTAAGTCCTCTGCCTCTACCGTTGGGCTATTTGGCCTTAACAAATATATCTATAATATTATTTGATCTTAACCAATCAAATGTAGCCATTAAATATTCTCTACTATTACATGTATCACAACCACAATAAACATCATATGGCTGCCAGTCTTTTACATCCTCTTCATCATATAAATACATGGAGCATGCGTTAATATGGTCTTCTACAAACTTTTCTAACTCATGAGCTTGCTCAAATGACAATGCTATTTGTTGTACCACTTACCCTATCCCTTCCAATCATAGATACCCAAGTTCTATGCTTATGACAATTAGAACATACTATGTCACACTTTTCAATCTCTTCTATAATTTCTTCCATAGTGTGTGTACGATACATTTTGGTTAATGTTCCACTTTTAGTCCCGCGAACATGATCATATTCCATTATATACCATGGATAGGACATTCCGCAATCTGCACAGGGCCTATTATTTTTATTCTCTTGAATAAATCTTCGTTTCTTACCAGTCTTATCTTTTCTTTTTGTTGGTAATAGCTTATCTACATCTTGATAATATTTTTCTCTTATATCAATCATTTGTTGGATCATCTAACTCCACATATCCTTTTTGCTGCATAATCTTTTTTGCCTCATCTGATATTTTCAGATTAGCATTTAATTCTTCATCATATTCTACTTCTATTAAATCTTTTTCAAATAGTTCAAGAAGTGCTTCGTCTACCATTTCATGGTGCATTGCCCACAATTCTGGTGCAACTTCTCTGGCAAGGTCAGTTATTTTGTATATAAAGTTTCCGTTTTCATCAATACCATTGACTACTACCGCTCCAACTTCGATATAATATTCCATTAAATTTTCAAAGTCTTCTTCGCTAAAATCAAAGTCTTCTTCTTTATCCATCTGCTTCTTTCTTATAGAGACTGCCTGGCCTTTCGGCCAGGCAGCTGTAACTATTTCCCCACCCCAAGGTACCTACAAGCACGATGGCCAGGACCAGACGTGTCTCACACGGACTCTGGTAATTTAATTATACTACTTACTTCTTATCTTTCTTATCTCTTTTAGCTTCTCTTTTTTCCTTAAGAGTCATCTTAGGCTTCTTCTTTGCATTTGAATTGCCTTTTTGTTCTTTATTAGCCATTTTAACCTCCTTGTGCAACAGGTAGGACTTGAACCTACGACTACCGAATTATGAGTTCGGGGCTCTAACCAACTAAGCTACTGTTGCCCTACTACTCTATTCTATAATAAAACTTTAGTTCTGTCTAGACTCTCTTTAACAATTTCTTGAACATATTCGCTAAAATGCTTACGTATATTTCCTGGTGGTTCACAACCAAGCACTTCCCACATCTTTTTATATTCTAATACATTAGCATATGTTGTTGGGCATAATGTATTACCATTATAGTCATGAAATGTAGTTGGCAAAGGCACGTGCTTACCTACACATTTACATTGACTTGCATTCTTTTGATATTTGTTCATAGCACCCTCATTCCTGATATAGCTTCGTATACGTCTTGCGGAATTGCTTTAGGAACACCGTCTTTTGTTTCATATACTTTGCCTTCTTCTTTAGTTTCTGACCACGTATGTATATCTATTTCTCTATCATCTTTTCTTGCCTTAGATATAGAGTTATATATAGATCCACATACTGCGTCCGCCAAGTCCTTGGATCCTTTTCTTGGGTGGTCTACTTTATCACGCATAATTCTTAGCTGTAATAATTCATCTATTAATAATTTAATTTCTGGCCCAATAATTCTTTCTTCATGAATGCCTAGTGCCATATCTTCATAATGTCTTTTTGCTACAGATAAAATTTCTGTATGTATATTATAGTTTTTAATCTGTTGCATCATATCATGCGAATTCCATCTGTCAAATGTAACTGCCCTAACATTAAATCCACGCTCACGAAGTGAAATTATATAATCTTTAACTTCAGTAAAATCTACTGACTTATCTGAAGTTGGAGTCCACCATCTTACAGCATCAACCACAACAATAGGTGCAATTTGTTGATAATCATTAATTGTTCTTATTTTTACCCATTCTTTAACATGACTTAATGCAACTGCACAATGGTCATGTTTTTGAGCAAGGTCTACGTGAACATAATAATCTTTTTCTGGTATTGGCTGAAACCAATCTTCAAATCTTCCAGTTTGATTATCAACACCATTTTTACTTACAAATGCTTTCTCTACCTTTTCTCTTGATTTAAAAAAGGCATCCACAGCTTCTGGTGGCATACATGCAAATCTTGCAAGTGCGTCTGTTGGATTAGTATAAAATGCAACTTTAAAATCATCGATGCTTCTTGTAGGATTTACATCCCAGGTTGGCCTTCTGAGAGCAAATACTTTAGGTATCTTATATGAAACAATATTGTCTTCTTCCCAGTCTACAGAAAATTCATTTCCGTCTGTTCCATCTGCAAGATCGTCTACCATTTTAAATTTATGAGTTTTTATAGCAGTTTCTTTTTCTGCAATTACTGCCTCATATCTTTGCTGGATATAATCACCCTTATATCTTGGAAATGATAGTAAAATAACTTTACCAAAATCTGGAAAACGAGAATCAACTGATGCTCTATACATATCATATATTGCTCCAGCAGTTTTTGCCTGCTCGTGTCCAGTAGTATTATCAATACTAAATCCAGAAATCTCATCAAGGATTACGACTAGTGCATTATATCCCTCAAAAGCCTCTCTTTCTGAGTGGCCTGAGTGACAACTAATGTTTTTATCAAATTCAATTACGTCTGCTTTTTCAACATACTTTCCAGCAAACCAAGGGGATTTATTTATTCTGTTTTTTAATCCCTTAAAGAAAACATTTTTGGCCTGCTGTGCGTTAATAGCAATATTAATAATATCAATTGAATCTCCAGGTGGCTTTCCGAAATATTTTGCTGGGTCTTTAAGGCATAATAGTAAATAAACTATATAGGCAACAGCAATTGTTGAACAGTAATCTTTGCCAGATCCTTTTCCTAATTGAGCAATAACCTCATTAACAGTTTCTTTCCATCTTTTTTCACCAGCTTCGTCACCATAAAGCTTCTCTAATGTTGACTTTCTATATATTTGTGAAGATGCACGTATTAATGTATATTGATATTCTGATAGTGGCGGAAGACCCAAGTAGTCTTCACTTGTAACAAATTTAGCAAGATCAACTGGACGCTCATCAAATTCTTCGCCGTCCAGCATGTCAATAATATCATTGAAATCAAACATCTGTATCTTTAACTAATCTAAGAGGTTCTTCTTGAACAACAGTAACTTCTTCTACACGGTTGCTAATTTTAGAAAGTCTTCTCATTATTTCATCACGAACTTGAGGATATTCAGATGCAATATCTTTTAATATACCAACGAGGATGTCTTGCTTTCTTTCTGTTTCAGCAAGGTGGTTTGCAAGTTCTGCATTGTCCAATAGTCCAAGTTGTTGAAGCATTTGAATTCTTTTAGCCTCAATGTCAGCAATTAATTTTAATGTTGTTGCTTTAACATTTAGTTGACCAGCTTGATCTGCATCGTCAACTGTTTTCCATGCTTCTTTAATTAGCATTGCATAATGTTGATCTGCTCCAGCAACCGCTTCTTTTGCACGTTCTCTTGCACTTTGATCATTGTGTACAAGAGACTTCCATTCGTCAATTAATTCTAAAACGTCTTTTCTTGGAATGTCTAATTGTTTAGATATTTGTGTCGGATTATTACCCATAAGTAATTGTTCGACAACTTTATTCATTTTATCAAAGCGTTCTACTAATTCTATTTCTGACACAATATCTCCTATCTTATAGGTAAATTTTACTATTAGTCAACTAAAATGTCAACTTTAATTGACCGATTTTCTAAGCACAACATTTATAAATGCTGGAGCATTTAGAATATCTTGAACAGATATAGGCACTTCATCAAAATTTTCTAGCTTAAACATATTCCAGTCTTTAGCAATTTCCTCTAAAAATTCTTTGGAATGATAGTTTCCTAGCTCAATAATCATAGACTTTACATTTGGAAGTATTGTTTTTAATGTTGGCCAAATTTTTTCTTCATGCCCTTCTACATCCATTTTAATAAAATCTATTTCTTCACAAACAATTTCATCTAAAACATTTGTAATAACTTCTAATACAACTGGAACTGTTTCATAATTATCTAAAGGATCTCTATCGTCATATACAATTCCTGCTCCGCCAATATTGGCTTTTGGCACAAAAATATATGCCTCTCTTGATTCATCAGAAAGTCCTATAGGAAATAGATGTATAGTCGCTGTTGATTCATATTCATTTCCAGAATCAACTAAAGTTTTTTCATAAACATCTACTAAATTTGAGTTTGCTTCAAAGGCATAGACTCTACCGTATTGTCCAGAAAGTCTAGCCATAAGCTCAGTAAAATAACCAATATTGCTACCAATATCTAAACATGTATATCCTGGTTCTATGTTTTTACGCATCCAGTGTGTAACATCTGGTTCCCAAAAACCTTTTTCAAATATGTTTCTACCTACATGCTCATCACCATCAACTACATAAATTTTAAATCCATGTACTGTATTTGCTAATGTTATAGGGTACTTTGGTTCTACTACTTGCTCCATTTGCGCTGATTCTTGATCAGGCCAAATTGCTCCAGGTACCTCTGGATTGTCATATGACTCACTTGACATTCTTCTGCTATCTCCTTTATGGTTTTCTTTTGAAGCACATATCTTCTATATAAATACTCTTTACTTTGATAAAGTTTCATTTCACACCTATCATTTTTTCGTATGCATAGTGTGCAATTCCTATTGAATCTGCAACGTCATAATCATCAATATCTATATTAAATTTTGACTTTACCCATGAAACAGTTCTTTCTTTTCTAATCTCACGCATTCTATTTTTATACCATGAGTCTACATGTCCTGGATTTTCAAACCTTAACTTATCTTTTTCCATCTTAGTAAAATTTTTATTTCCAATAAATGACTGCCAAGATATTGGGGCAACAGTTATTACTTTAGGGTTATACTGCATTAATTCAGCAAGGACTACACCGTAAACGTACGATAATTTAATTACCGCATCTGCAGATTTAACCATAATTGCACCTTCCATAGCAATATAGTCAGCTTTTAAAACTTCACTAAATGAACTTACTTTATTTCTAGCATCAGCTATTCTTTCATATATATCTTGACCATTGAGTATCAGCTTGCCATATTTATATGGCTTTCCATTTTTTAAAACACAAAATGCTATAGATCCAGTAGAGGCATCTATGC